ATGAGCAAGCAGATTGAATTCAACGAAACTGCGCGCCGGGCCATGGAAGCCGGGGTCGACCAGCTCGCCGACGCCGTGAAGGTGACCCTCGGACCGCGCGGCCGCAACGTCGTGCTGGCCAAGGCCTTCGGTGGCCCGCAGGTCACCAACGACGGTGTCACCATCGCCCGCGAGATCGACCTGGAAGACCCGTTCGAGAACTTGGGCGCCCAGCTGGTCAAGTCGGTGGCCACCAAGACCAACGACGTCGCCGGTGACGGCACCACCACCGCGACCGTGCTGGCCCAGGCCCTGGTCAAGGCCGGCCTGCGCAACGTGGCCGCCGGTGCCAACCCGATCGCGCTGGGTCTGGGGATCGGCAAGGCCGCCGACGCGGTGTCCGAGGCCCTGCTGGCCGCGGCCACCCCGGTGTCGGACAAGACCGCCATCGCCCAGGTCGCCACGGTGTCCTCGCGCGACGAGCAGATCGGCGAGCTGGTCGGCGAGGCCATGACCAAGGTCGGTCACGATGGTGTCGTCACCATCGAGGAGTCCTCGACCCTGAACACCGAGCTCGAGGTCACCGAGGGCGTCGGGTTCGACAAGGGCTTCATCTCGGCCTACTTCGTCAACGACTTCGACGCCCAGGAAGCGGTGCTCGAGGACGCGGTGGTGCTGCTGCACCGCGACAAGATCAGCTCGCTGCCCGACCTGCTGCCCCTGCTGGAGAAGGTCGCCGAGGCCGGCAAGCCGCTGCTGATCATCGCCGAGGACGTCGAGGGCGAGGCCCTGTCCACGCTGGTCGTCAACGCCATCCGCAAGACGCTCAAGGCCGTCGCCGTCAAGGCGCCGTTCTTCGGCGATCGCCGCAAGGCGTTCCTGGAGGATCTCGCCATCGTCACCGGTGGCCAGGTGGTCAACCCCGACGTGGGCCTGGTGCTGCGTGAGGCCGGCCTGGACGTGTTGGGCTCCGCCCGTCGCGTGGTGGTGTCCAAGGACAGCACCGTCATCGTCGACGGCGGCGGTTCTGCCGATGCGGTCGCCGATCGGGTCAAGCAGCTCAAGTCCGAGATCGAGACCACCGATTCCGACTGGGATCGGGAGAAGCTGCAGGAGCGGCTGGCCAAGCTCGCCGGCGGCGTTGCGGTGATCAAGGTCGGCGCGGCCACCGAGACCGACCTGAAGAAGCGCAAGGAAGCCGTCGAGGACGCCGTCGCGGCGGCCAAGGCTGCCGTCGAGGAGGGCATCGTCACCGGTGGTGGCGCGGCGCTCGTGCAGGCCCGCGCGGCGCTGGACTCGCTGCGCAGCGAGGTCAAGGGCGACGAGGCCATCGGCGTCGACGTCTTCGCCGCCGCGCTGTCGGCCCCGCTGTACTGGATCGCCACCAACGCGGGCCTGGACGGCTCGGTCGTGGTGAACAAGGTCAGCGAGCTCGGCAACGGCAACGGCTTCAACGCCGCCACGCTGACCTACGGTGACCTGGTCGCCGACGGCATCGTGGACCCGGCCAAGGTGACCCGCTCCGCGGTGCTCAACGCCGCCTCCGTGGCTCGCATGATCCTGACGACCGAGACCGCAGTTGTCGAATTGGTAAGCCAGGATGATGACGCCCACGGTCACCACCACGGGCACGCGCACTAACCCCTGACCAGGCCCCTCTCTCGGAAACTCCACTCCGGGGGAGGGGCTTCGTCGTTAGACTCTCGCCATGAGAACAGCAGTGGTGGCCGCGGCGGCCTTCGTGGCGGCGTTGTTCCTAGCGCCCGCCGCTCACGCCGAACCCGATACGCACGTGCCCAACGGCGACGCGCTGTGGTGCTGGGGCGGTAAGGGGACCGCCGGGCTCGTGACCCCGTACTGTCACGGCGAGCCGTTCCCCGACGGGACCCAGCTCCGGCAGACCGGGTACATGCAAGGGATGCTGCAGCCCCTCGGCTGGAACCCACCCGAGTGCTTCGACGCAGCCGGCGCTCCGGCGCCTAACGGCTGCAAGGGCTGACCAACGCAAAAAGCCCCCTCCTTGAGAGCCCGTGATGGGTTCCCGGAGAGGGGGCGATTTTGCTGTATCAGGCCAGAGTCAGGACCGGTGACGGGGTGCCGTCGGAGTCGATCGTCAGGGTGTTCCCTGCGGTCGCCGTGACGTCCGCCGGGGTGCTGTCCAGCAGGACGTAGGCCAGGACGTTCCCGCCGACCTCGTACAGCACAGCCCAGCGGGCGGTGATACCTGAGCCGGTAGCCGTCCAGACAGGGTTTGAAGCGAACGAAACCGTGACGCTGGTGGTGCCTGCCAGCACGAGGGATACCGCGATCCCACCGGTGGTGTAGCCGTTGGCGTTGGCGACCTCGTTGGTCACCCCGGCGAACGTGGTGGAAGCGGCGCCGATGTTGGACGCGGAGGTGACGAGCGCAACCTTCCAGCTGTCACTGTCGAGGTCGAACGTGCCGTTGAGCAGACTCGTGCGGCCTGCGTTGGTAACAGTCCAAGTTCCTGCAGCCATTCAGAGAATCCTTACGTTGTATGTCAAGTTGGGGCTAATGAGCAGCGACCTCGATGGAAGCGGCCTGCCAGACCGAGAAACCGCCACCGGCGGTGACGGCGACTGACCCGTCCGAGGTAGTGACGTTCTTCGTCAAGACCATCCCGCCCTTGGTGCTGGTGCTGCCCGCGGACGACTGCTTGGTGTAGCCCGACGGGGCGGCTGGCCACGCACTGGTTAGGTTCGACGTGGCGTACGCATGGATCAGAACTGAGGTGCCATCGGTCACTGCAAGCGTGACCGCGGGTGCGGTGAAAGTTGTGCCGATGTTGGCGGTGATTGCGTGTCCGCCGACGGGGTTGGTGCTGCGCTGACCGCGTAGAACAATCGCGGCCATTGCGTCCGCGCCGGTCCAGGACCCCGAGGTGGTATTGGTGGCGGTGGCCACGTGGCTGACGGTGTGCATGCCACCGGCGGCAGAGGTCTGATCGATGGTGACCCAGGCCGGGACGGTCCCGCCGGCAGCCGGCTTAGTGGGTGCTGCGGACACCCCAGTTTGAGCTGCGACCAGGATGATGATGTCGCCGACCTGGTGAGCCGGTATGGCGATCGATGTCGAGGCGGTGGACGTGTTGGTCGCGATGATCGACACCGCAGCGGAGGCCACAGTGACGGTCGGCGTACCCCCGGTGAACGCCAGGGGGGACGTGGTGGGTGAGACCAGTTTGTGGTTCGACACCGTTACCGTTGGTGTTCCACCGATGACGGTGAGGGCCGGGCCCGAGGGGGTGACGACCTTGTGCGCGGTCGCGGTCACTGATGCTGCGTTGCCTGTCAGGGTCAGAACGGTGCCTGTAGGCGTTAGCCGCTTGTGATCGGACACCTGGATGGTCGGCTGACTGCCGACGAGCGTCAGGGCCGGGGCGCTGGGCCGTACGGTTGTGCCGAGCGCCGGGTGGGATCCCACCAGCGTCAGGACGGCGGTCCCGGGCTGGGCTCGGACAGGAGTAGCGACCGCGGGCTGCCATCCGCTGAGGGTGAGCGAAGCAGGATCCGGCCGAACCACTAGGCCAACCGAAGCGAACGGTTCGCCGCCGGTTAGCGATAGCACAGCCGGTGACGGGGCCACCGATTGCTGGTCACTGGCGAAGACCGCGGGCTGTCCCCCTGTTATTGCCATCGGTGCCGCGGTGGGGGCGATCAGCCGGTGTGATGTCGTGGCTATTCCTGGCGCTGAGCCGGACAGCCCGAGAGTCGCTGGGCTCGGGGCGATGAACTTGTGCCCAGTGATCCGGACGTCGGGAACCCCGCCGGTCACCGTCAGCGCCGCGGCTACCGGCCGGAACGTCTCCTCCAGCGCGGGGTGTGATCCGATCAGCTGCAGCTCCGCGGGAGCCGGGGAGAGGAGGCGGTGCTGGGTGATGGCCACGGTCGGCGCGCTGCCGGTGATGATCAGGCTGGCGCTGGCCGGCTGCAGGATGCTGCTGGTGTAGACCCCGGGCACGGAGCCGGTGATCGTCAGGGCGGCAGGTCCGGGCGTGAGCTGGAGCGTAACCTCCGCCCACCAGCCTGTCGGAGGAGTATGCGGCGCGTCGCCTTCATCGGGAGACCAAGGCACAACTCACCTCCGTTTGTTCAATTCGTGCGCCCCCGCTTGGCGCGAGTGGCAAGATTCGGCTTGTGACGGCTCACCGACGAGGCGAGGAGCACTGGGCGGCGAAGCTGTCCCAGGATGATGTCGATGAGATCCGTCGCCTACGTGCTGAAGAGGGCTACTCGTACATCGAGCTTGGGCGGTTGTACCGGATGCACCCCATGTCTATGGGCCGGGTTTGTCGCGGCGATACGTGGCGTTAGGCGCCCAGGTAGACGCAAGTCAGCATCGTGTTACTCATGCCGTCCGAGCTCAGCTTGGGGGTTGTCGCCCCACTATTCTGGAATGTCGTTAGGTCGAACAAATCGTCCTCCGACAAAGAGAACTCGGGGATTGGGTTGTAATCCGCGACGCGCACCATTGCAGAAAAGGTTGACGCTTGCAGGCGACCGGCCACACCCGGAAACTGCACGGTAACGATTTTGATAGTGAACGGTGAACCCATGAAGGTGCTCACCCGTCGAAGAGAGCCCTCTCTAATACCCGTCCCGCCTGCTGTCGACGGATACGCTATCTGACCGGTGACAAACCACATTCCGGGGGTGTTAAACCTGAACCGCGTGTTTGAGCTGTTCTCGAACGTCACCGACGCGGTTCCGTACTGACTCAGGTTCGTTAACACCGTCTCCGTATTGTTGGGAATATCCTGGTACGTCCCGGAATAAATGACCACGTACGGGCGTCCATCGCCCGAGCCGCCAGAGCCGCCCACCTCTGCTGGCAGGTTTATTAACGGGACCACCGAGTTCGTGTTTAGGGGAGCTACGCCGTTAGAGGCGCCTTTCTCACTCGACGACAGGTAGGTGCCGGTAAGGTTGGGTAGCTTAGCGACGGGGACCAATCCATTACCGTCAAGCTGAAGCAGGTCGCCCGTGCCGTTGGTCTGGACGTAGGCCAGGTCCAGCTTCCCGCTACTGGTGAGCTTCGGGACGCCGTTGGCGACGTTCGTCTGGAGGAACGACGTTTCCAGCTTCGCGGACGAGTTCAACGGGGCCACACCGGAAGCGACACCCTTCTGAGACACCGGGATCGCTTGCGACGATCCTCCGCCGAACCAAGAGTTAAACCACGACGACACTGCGCCGACAATCGAGTTGATGGGGGTCACCACCAAGCCGTTGAAAACGTCGCCGATCTGGTTCAGCGTGGTCTGTATATTGCCCAGCGCACCTGTCAGCCCCGACACCAGCGCCTGGGGAATCGAGCCGATCACCGACGCCGGGTCCGACAGCAGGTCGCCGATCAGATTGTCGAGGTTCGCCGACGTCCCCTCGGTATCCAGCAACCAGTCTCCGATCCCGTCGGTCAGGTCCAGGATTTTGTCGACGATGCTGCCGAGTGGGTCGAGCCCGATGGCGCCCAGGAGCTGGTCGATCAAGTCCTCGACGGTGGCTCGGATCCCTGAGTCTTCCAGGAGGGACAGCGGGTTGAGGATCGCGGTGATCACCGAGGACCAGACCGAATCGACGTCCAGCCCGAACAGTTGACTGAGGTTTCCGAGCCCGAACAGCTCCAGGATGCCGTCGAAGGGGCCGTTGCCCGTCTTGGCCAGCGTGGCGTCGTCGAACCAGACATCTCCACCGGTAGCCGTGCTATCGACGACCAGACGCAAACGAACCTGGGAGACACCAGCCGGGACGGTGTAGCTGCCGGACAGTTGAGTCCACATCGCGCCGGGCCCGGCAATCGCCGCGATCGTGGAGGTTCCTACGACGGTGCCCGCGGCATTGTACGTGCGCACGTCCAGGCGGATCGGGGTTCCTGAGCCGGAGTACGCTGCCGTCTTCACCCACACTGAGGGAGCCAGAACCTGCCCGGCCTCGACGTCGGCCGGGTTCGACAGGATCGCTCGCATCGTGCCGTTCGCGGTGGTCTTCGCAGATCCCGGAGTGTTCCGGCCGGTTGTGCTGTCCCACGCCCAGATGCCGGCGCCTGCCAGCGCCGCCGAGCCGTCGAACCCGGGGTTGGTCAACAGGTTGGGGTTCGAGCCGCTGATCGCCGATGCAGGGATCAGCCCGAACAACGACTGCGGAAGCTGGCCCACCAGGTTCAGGACGTTCAGGGGGGAGTTCGGGCCGAGCAGCAGATCCAGCGGCTCGATCATCTGGGTGACGATCCAGTTCCAGAACTCCTCCGGCGTGGGGAGATCCCCGAGGTCCAGGCCGCCGAAGATGTCCGACAGCACGGCGTTCAGCTGCTGGATGATCGCGCTGAGGATCCGCGGGGCGTTGGTCAGCGCACCCATAATGGCGTCGACCGCGCCGGTGACGGTGTTGAAGGCCCCGTCCAGCACGTCCGGGATGAAAGCCTGGAACCGCTGCAACGCCTCCAGCGGGAGGCGAAGTAGGAGCTCCGGCAGTACCGTCAGCGCGTTGAGGGCGTTGAAGTCGGGGATCTCGAACAGCGATCGGGCGATACTCTCGGTCATGTTCTGGCCGAAGCTGAAGTCGCCGCCGCCGAGCTCGTAGGCGCCGTCAGGCGCTGTCAGTGGCCAGTCGGCCATCGCGTGCCTCCGTTGTATGTCAAGTCAGGTTCAGGGCCTCCGGCGGAGCGGGAGGCTTCCGGCCGGGCATGTGCCGGTCGATCCAGGACCACAGGTCGCGGATGTAGGCGATGGCCAGCGAGTGCTGCGCCTCCAGCTTCGAGACGCGCTCTTCCAGCGGCTTCACGAGCGTGACCGCGGCGACGGCGAACGCCTGCGCGGCGTCGGCGTCGGACTTGTTGGCCACCGCGCGGTCGAGGCGCCGGGTGGCCATGCGCTGGCCGAAGGCGCCGAGAGCGACACCGACCGGGCCGGAGACGGCCAGGGCGACGTCGAGGATGACGCTCACTTCTTCACCGGGGTGACCTTGGAGCGGATCAGGAAGCCCAGCACCACCGGCGCTACCACGGCGTAGGCCGCGACCGCCTGATCAATCCAGGCGACGTCGAGCGACTTGCCGACGATCCAGCCGATGATCGGGAGGACCGCGGCGCCGAGGCCGCGGACCACGGCCGGCTCGGGGATCTTGGTCTCGATGCCTTCGATGTCGCCGTCCCCGTCTAGGTCCCAGCCCAGGGCGGCGGCCAGGTCCTGGGTAGAGACGATCGGGATAGTGGGCGAGTCGTCGACGGGGAAGGGAGCTGTCATGGCGGGCCTCTCAGTTCACGACCCGAGCAGTGCTCGGGACCGGACGGTTGTCAGGGAGCCAGCCCTCCGCGCGGTAGATGGCTAGCTGCGCCTCGCGCTCCTGCTGGGTCATGGTGCGAGGGTCTTGGATGCGGAACTTGGGGGGCTCCGGCGTGTCCATAGGGACCCACCGGGCGGCCGGGTTGTACGGGGTCCCGCGGGGGCCGCGGACCGCGGGCTGGTACTTCAGCTCCTGCTTGGGGAGCTTGGAGACGTGGATGTTGCCGTCGGCGTCGGCCAACGCACGGACCTGGTCCACATGCAGCAGCCCGACGCGCACCAGGTGCTCTGACCAGGCCTCGATGATGGCCGGGTGCGTGACCTGGTTACTGCCTCCGTTGGGGTGCGGAAGCCCGACGAGGGCCCATGCGAGGGCCTTCTTCGGATCTCTCCAGTCGGCGGTGTCTTGGGTGTGCTGCATGTGGCGGGTCCTTTGTTCAGTCGTTCAGGAATGCTGAACAGCGCGGATCACTGAACGCGTTGCATGTCAAGTTCGGGCTACAAGATGCCGAGCTGGCCCAGGCCGGAGTTGATGGTCTGGATGAGCTCGAACGCCTTCAGGATCGGGTCCTCGGGCTCGCGGTAGCCGATCGTGATCTTCCAGCCCTCCGGGCCGTCCTTGCCGACGCGGTACTTGATCTGCGTGACGCGTTCGACGAACACGGTGTACGGGATCGGGTAGCCCAGCGGCGAGGTGCCGACGCGGGAGCCGAGCCAGAAGTGGCCGCGACCGTTGTCCCCGATCATGTACGGGGCGGCGTCCGCGATCTTCACGGTGTGCGCGTGATGCGCCCGCGTGGCCCACTGCTTGGCGCGGGCCGCCAGGAGGGCGGAGATGGTGAACGCCTTGTCGGCGCCGTCCGCCCAGCCCTCGTTGTAGTGGAAGTCGCCCAGCCCGGTGACGATGTCTTCCAGGCCCGCGATCGGCAGGCTCAGGCCGGCCGCTCGGAGCGTGGGGATCTCCATGAACGCGAGGATCACGTCGGAGTACAGCGGCTGAGCGACAGCGTCCATCAGGCCGCCCAGAGGCGGTAGGTCGATCGCGCCGCCGAAGGCGCCGAGCGCCGCCAGCTGCGAGTTGATCAGCGAGGTCAGGAAGTCGCCGCCCATGTTGATCGCGGCCGAGATCGCCTCGTTGACGCCCGGCATCGACCGGCCGCCCATGATGAACGACGTGTCCGTGGCCTCGGTGTAGATGAACTCCGAGGACTCGATGCCGTTGTACGGGGACTCCATGAACACCACGTGCGGAGACCGCGGGTTGGTGCCTAGGAACCACGGGGTGTAGTACTCGCCGGGGTAGGTCGGGGCGCCGGTGTAGACGTCGATCCCCTCGGTCATGCCGTCGGAGCCGATGTTCATCACCGCGCGCACGAGACCGACGAGCAGCGAGCCGCCGAACGCGGTCTCGGTGCCCCAGCCGGAGTTGTCGACGATGTCCCAGACCAGCACGCCGTGCCGGAGCGGGATCAGCGAGAACAGGTCCTCGACGAGGTCGATGTTCAGCTCGCCCTGCAGGTCCGCGAACGGGTGGCGGTCCTCCCCGTGCAGGTACCGGCGGCCGACCAGCGTCAGCTGGTTGTCGGCCAGGATCGTCTTGGCGACGTCGTGGAACGACTTGAACCGCGAGAACACGATCGTCAGGCCGGTGTTGTCGCCGATGAACGGGAACGGCTTCACGATGTTGCGCCAGACGCCCGGGTTGAAGCTGAACGGCATCCACTCGGTGGGGTCCAGCGGGTTGTCCGGTAGCGTCCACAGCGACGTCTCTAGCCGCAGGATGTTCACGAACAGCGTCAGGAGCAGGGCCCACTTGGCAGGCCCGAACATCACCCACATCTTCGGGAACTGGAACTCCGCCCGCAGGAACGGGTTGGCCCAGACGTAGATGTGCTTGAGCTCTTCGTAGTCGTGCTTGAACACGACTTCGAGGTAGACGTCGCCTTCTTTGGTACGGACGACGCGGTAGTGGTCCATCCGGCCGGCCCAGCGGGCGCCCTGCTTGTCGAACGTCACGTGAACGTTGCGCTTCGCACGGCCGCGGTGGTTCATGATCCACTTGGCCAGGTAGTGGTCGAGCGACAGCTCGATCGACGCGGTACCGGTCTCGTTCTCGATGAACTCGAACTCCAGCGCCCGCTCGCCGACGATCTGACCGCGGAGGGTGTAGTCGCCGTCCCAGAGGCGGGTGACGGGGGGCTTGAGCCGTTCCAGCTCCATCTGGCGGCGCCGAGCCTGGATCGTGCCCCAGAGGGCCTGGTGGCCCTCCAGGGTGGTCATATCCGCTGGCATCAGGTCACCCCGAAGCCGAAGCCCGTCGACTCCTCTTCGTACTCCTCGTACTCGGTCTCTTCGGGCGCGAAGTCGAACGCGCCGCCGAGGTTGGAGACGTACTCCTCCCCGGGGTCGTCAGCCAGGTGGAGGCTAAAGACTGGGATCCCGAGGGTCCGCATGGTCAGCTTCATTCCAGCCCCCAGGGTCGGGACCAGGCACGCGGCAACCGCAGCGTGATCATCTGGCCAGGTACGGCGCCCGACACCGTGACCTCGAAGGTCACTTCGCCGGTGTAGGGCGGGATGTAATTCAGGAAGCGGACGCCGTTCATCCGGGCCCAGATCTGTGATCCGGACTCCGACGAGACCTGCTCCACGCGGGGGTCGGTGTCGACGACGACGTTCTCGGCCGGGGCAGTCGCGCCCTCGCGCGTGGTGATCACGCGGCCGGTGACACCGGAGCCGCCGGTGAGCGCGGAGGTGTCGATCGTCATCTGCGGAACGTCGATACCGGACAGATCGCTCGTGAACCGAACGGCGTACGGCCGGGAGCCGTCACGGCTGGTGGCCACCTCGACGGTCGGCGAGACGCCGCCGGTGAGGCCCGAGGTGTTCCCGGTGATCAGCGGCATGTTGACGCCGGCCAGGCCGGACTTGAACTCGATCGTGTAGACGCGGTCACCCTCGGTGACGGTCTCTACCTCGATCGCCAGTCCCGCGCCGCCGGACAGCCCGGAGGCGTTCCCGGTCAGCGGCCGGACGTTCACGCCCGACAGGCCGGGGGAGCCGTCTAGGAAGTCACCGATGCCGATCAGCGAGGCGACGTTCTGGGTCAGCTCCTCGATCCAGTCCCCGATCGGGCCGAGGAAGTCGAGGATGTTGTTGACCAGGCCCGCGATCACGTCGACGATGCCGCCGACGATCCCGCCGGTCTCGCCGAACGTGATGGTGTACGGGCTGTTGAACCAGTCGTTCCCGGCCTCTACCCGGACGTCGTTGTTTCCGATCGAGTTCAGCGCGCGGAGCGCGGACTCGACCTGGGCGGCCGTCGCGTTGTACGGGATCGGAGCAGTGGTCTCTCCGGAGAACGTCAGGGTGAACGTGCCCGAAGTCGGTTCCCCGACCAGGCGCACGGTCTGCACCTCGTTGACGCGCTCGGAGGAGACGGCCACGTCGAGCTGCCCGACGCTGGGCAGCGCCTGGATCGCCGACTTCAGGCCGATGTCGGACGGGTTGAACACGATCGGCGCGGTCGTCTCACCGTTGACGGTGAGCGTGAACGTGCCACCGGTGGACCCGCCTGTGAGGCGGAGCAGCTGGACCTCGTTGGTCGCTGCGTCCATCGTGACGTCGACGTCGTTGGCCGAGATGCCGGCCAGCGCGATCAGGGCGGACTCGACGGCCGCGGTGCTGGCGTTGTAGGCCAGCGGGGCCGTGGTCTCACCGTCGTAGCTGAGCGTGAACGTGCCGCCGGTGGGGCGGCCGTCGATGTAGATCTTCTGGACCTCTTCGGTCCGCAGACCGCCGATCAGGTCCGGCATCTGGATCCGACGGGTGGCCATAGCCGGGTCATCGTCCGGCTCCAGCTCGAACTTGTAGTCCGGGACGATCCAGCGGGTGGCCGGAGAGTTCGGGGCGCCCAGCCAGGGCAGCCCCGGCACGTACGGCTCCGACGGCGCCAACGAGGAGCCTGGCAGCGTCCACTTCGCCCAGAGAATCTGGTCGGTGGGGTTTGCGTTCGGGACCGTGATGGTCAGGGTCTCGGTCGGGAGGTCCTCCTGCGGCCAGGGCCACGGCAGGGGGTTCGGGTCGAACGTCGTGTCGAGGGTCGTCACGGCCGGGTAGACGACGTCGTCCTCGTACCAGAACGGGTCTCCGGCGACGGTGACCATCTTGGTGAGGTTGATGACGTTCATGTTCGGGTCGTGGGCCATCTCCACCGAGGGGGACTCGAACAGCCGCAGCTTCAGGTAGCGGGTGCCGGACTCGTCGGTGGTGATGTGCAGCTCGGCGTCCTCGGAGAACGACCAGGCGCGGCGCCACATCGAGTCGCGCCGCGACCACGAGTGCTCCGGGCCGTCCTTCTCGTCGTTGAGGATCTCGACGCCGAACACGACGTCGCGGCGGAGGATGCGGTGGTTCAGGTACCGGGCGCCGGGGAAGTTCCCGGGCTCCTCGTAGACCGCCTTGACGGGCGGGTCGAAGATCCCGGAGACGTCCGTAGCCAGGTAGATCCCTGACGGACCGAGGACAGTGCCGCCCTCGGTTTCGTAATTCCCGTCCGTCAGGTTGAACCACACGCCGTTTACGCCTTTCAGGCGGACGACGGTTGCCATAGATGCCTTTCAGCGTTGTATGTCAAGTTCGAGGCGTGCCTGAAACTCGCTGGCGGTGAGCCGGCCCTTGGCCATGTTGGCGGCCGGGGTGCAGGGCACGATGTTGTCCACCGCGTGAGCGCCGCCGCGGGACAGCGGTGTCATGTGATCAAGGTGAAAGTCAGGGCCAAGCAGCTCCCCGGTGTAGTAGCACCGGGTCGTGCTGATCCCGTTCGCCAGCCAGAACAGCTCCAGGTCGATCGAATCGAAGTCCTCGACCGGGGCGTTGAACCGTCGCGCCCGTGCGGGCATGGCGCTGAGGCGTCCGAACAGCGGGGCTACTTCTCGCTTGGCCCGGAGGTGGCGCCGCATGTTCTGTAGATGCCGCTCGGGATTGGCCGCGGCCCATCCCAAGGCGGACGCTGTTGAGCAGGCTTTGCAGTAGTTCTGGCGCCCGTCCGCACGCTTGCTGTGGCGGTAGAACTGCTCTAGGGGTTTCTCTGTTCGGCACTTACTGCAGGTCTTCACGCGGGCCTTTCTCAGGCCCTGTTGTACTGCAACGCGGCCTTATTCAATTGGTTGTTCTTGACGGCGATGGCGTCGTCGACCGAGCTGACTTGGAAGTTGAAGACGTTGCCCGCGAGTTGCTGGCCGTAATCCAGGCCTTGGTCGAGCGCCGCGGTCAGGGCGCCGCCGCCGATACCCAGATCGGACATGGCCTGGTCGAGGTTGGCGCGGCCGAAGCCTGCGATGGCGTCGACGCCAGAGCTCCAGCCCTGGTCGATCATCTCGGCGATGGTCTGGCCGAGCGTCTTCTGCTTCCCGAGCTCGCCGGTCTGGTCCTGCAGCGTGCCGAGCTCGGCCTTGCGCAGGTCGAGTAGACGCTTCTGCTCGTTGATCTTGTCGATCTGGGCCTGGATTCCGGCCTTCTCATCCTTCGTCCCGGCCTGGTCCTTCTGGACGGCCAGGCGCTTGCGCTGGAGTTCCAGATCCGCGAGCTGCTGCTTCAGGTCGGCGACCTCGGCCTTGGTCTCCGGTCCGACCAGAGACGAGCCCTTGGCCAGGTCTGCGGTCGGAGCGAGGGCCTTGGAGAAGTCCTTCGACGTGTCCGTGACGGCCTGGAGTCCGGACTGGAGGTTGCCGAGGTTCAGGGTCAGGCCCTGCGGCGCCGTGCCGAACGTCTCCTTGAACGCCTCGAAGATCTGCTTGGCGATCGACTTGGCCCGGTCGAGGACCGGATCCAAACCCTGTTCGAGGCCGGTACCCAGGCCCTCCATCAGGGCGTTACCGGCGGGGATCAGCTCCTTGCGGTCCTTCGGCAGAGGGCCCTTGACCGCGGCGATCTTGGCGGCGATGCCGCTCGCGAAGCTCAGGACCGCCTGGAGACCGGCCTTGATACCGGACAGCAGACCGTCCATCAGCGCGCGGCCGGCGCCGACGAGGGCGCCACCCATGTTCCCGGCCGCCGCGGCGATCTTGCCACCCAGGGCGGCGATCTCGGCGACGATCTGACCGGCGCCTGCGACCACGGCTGACAGCGCCTGCGACATCACCGAGGTGACGGTGCTGACCAGCGCGCCGAACGCGGCGGCGGCCAAGCCCGGGAGGGCGGACCATGCACCGGAGATCGCGCTCACGACCTGCTGAGCACCCGAGGTGACTGCAGAGACGACGCTATGCCACGCAGCCGAGACGGCGCTCTGGACCCCGGTGAACGCGGCGGTCGCCGCCGTAGTGATCCCGGTCCAAACGGTGGACAGACTGGTCGAGAACGTGGTGAAAAGCGTCTGGATGGTGGTGAACGCCGTGCTGGCGAACATCGGGATCTGCGCCCAGACCTGCTGGGCCTTGATCTGGATGCCGTCCCAGGCCTGCGACAGCGACTCCATGTACCCGCGCCACGGGGCGTCGGGCGAGGTGAACGGCTTGGTCAGGTCGTCCTTGATGCCCTGTCCGGTCAGCGGGTTCGGGGTGTCCTTGTCCGGGAACAGCTTCGACTCGTTGATCTGGTTCGACAGATTGACAATCGACTGCAGCGTGTCCGCGATCGACTTCAGGCCGTTGTTGAACCCCTCGATCTTCTTGGGGTCCTCCATGAACTTGAGGCCCTCGGAGAGGATCCGACCGGCGCCTTCGAGCAGCGTCTTCAGCGTGGAGCCGAGGCCCTCGAACACCGTGTCGAGCTTGAGCTTGTCGACCCATTTCCGGAAGTCGTCGCCGGTCTTGTTGAACCAGTCGGCGAAGTCGGGCAGCTTCGAGGTGAACTTCTCGGCCAGCGTCAGCAGGCCGTCGGTGAAGCTGCTGATCCCAGGCGCCATCTTCGAGAACGCGGCGCCGATATTGCGGATCGTGCCCTGCAGCTTCTCCAGGCCGGGACCGGACGTGACCGCGGTGACGAAGCCGTTGGCCATGTCGGCCAGGCCTTGGGTCACCGCCAGCAGCGGCGCCTTGAGCGCCGGGAGGACCTTGGCCAGGCTGTCGAAGACGGGCTTGAACTGCGCCTCGACGGGCGCCGTCATGTCCTTCTTCAGCTGAGCGAACGATTCACCCAGGCCCTTGGCCGCGGCCTTGATGCCGTCGATGCCGACGACGAGGGCCCCGATCGGAACAGCGACCGACGCAATCAGTCCGGGCAGGGTCAGCAGCGCCGACGTCAGCAGGCCGATCAGCGGAGCCGCCACAACGGCGATACCAGCGAACAGGGCGGCGTACCCAGCCGGGTTGATCCCGGAACCGAACGAGGGGCCCTTGATGTTGCTGAGCGTCTGGGTGATACGGCCGATGAAGCTGCGGTCGACGTCGGCGTCCACCTTGACCTTGGTCCGCATGCCCTTGGTCTTGGCGGCAACCTCCGACCGGAAGTTGCCCATGTCCGGCTCGACCTGGATCTTGGCGGAGAGCGACCGCTCGATCTTCTCCAGCTCGGTCTTCAGCTCGCGGTAGAACCCCTTGAGATTGGGGGTCACCTTGATGCTGATGCGCCCCACTTCCTTGCCTGCGCCGTCAGCCATTGGCTTCCCCCCTTCTCTTACGTGCCGCTCGCCAGCCGGCGACGATCGCGCCGAACGAACCGGGCTTGTGCTTCTTCTCGCGTGCCGTCATCTCCGGCAGCGGGTACAGCTCCGGCGTGGGGATTCGGCTCCGCTTCTTCGGATCGGTGTTGACCAGCAACAATGCGTGCTGGAGTGCTCGGACAGCGTTGACGACGGCGGCCGTGGCATACCGGGACTCGTCCCAGCCGCGGAACTGGGCGCCGCCCCGCTTCTCGGCGTAGAACCGGGAAGCGGTCGGCAGCTCCTTGATCAGCGCCAGGACTTGGAGGGGGCCGAGGCTGGACTCCGGATCGAACAGATCCGTGAGGTCTATGCCGTACTCGGTCCGGAAGTCGGCCAGCAGCAGGTCGCCGTAGTCGTCGATCAGCTTTCCGAGCTGGAGGCTTCCCCCACCTGGCTGTCCTCCAGCCAGGCGTTGAGGACCTCGATGCCCACGATGACGTCGCCGTCCAGCTCCTTGAGCAGCTTCTTGCTGTCGGCGCCGGCCGCCAGTTCCAGGATGTGGAACACGGCGTCACCGAGCACGAAGGCATCCTCGGTGGTGCGGTCGTCTTCGGGCTTGTCGTTGTGCGCCTGGATCTGGTCCAGGCTCTTGCGGATGGATTCGCGGGTCGGCTTACTCAGCCGGAGGATGTTGCGGAGGGTGACCGTGGAGCCGTCGCTGAGCCCGATCTCGACCGGGGCGCCGTACTTCTTGTCTGCTTCCTCGCGCATCGAGTCGAGGGTGAACACTCTGGACATGGCAGGCCTTTCGTTGGGCGGCGGGCGAAGAGGGGTGTGGGGAGCCCCTGGGCCCGCCATAGGCAGGGGCTCCCCGTCCTGACATGACGTTGCATGTCAAGCTGGTTACGCGACGGTGACCGTGACTCCGGTACCGCCGGTGGTGTTGTCGGTCGCGACCGTGATCGGGACCGGGCTGGTGATGTCGAAGTCCGCGCCGGCCGCGGTGACCGTGAACGCCGACAGCGCCAGGCCGTCGTCGACGGCGGCAATCGCAGCCCGGATCTCCGTATCGGTGTCGTCGAAGTTGATCGCGGCGGTGTCCACGCCGTTCACGTCCAGGACGAAGGAGCCGCCGGTGGCCGCGCCCAGGTCCAGCGTGTAGACCACCGGGGTGGCCGAGACGTTGAACCAGTCCTCGTTGATCCAGGTGTAGAGCAGCTCGTCCTCGTGGTCGAGGAACGTCGCGCGCACCGGCAGGGCGCCGAACTCGTCGGTGGCCAGCGAGATCGCGTCTTCGCGCCGCAGCGAGGCCTTGTGGGAGTGGAATCCCAGCCGGTCGTCGCCGTCCACGATGATGATCAGGAAGGCCCGCTCGTTGGTGACCTGGCCGGACCGGACGCCGAACACGCCGGGCGTGGCCGACTGGTTGGCGCCGTAGTACAGCGACAGGCCGGTCTCGTCGAACTGGTTCAGGTTGACCGTGACGAAGTCAGCGATCTCCTCGGTCGTGATCTCGCGCAGCTTCTTCTTCTGCCACGATCCTCGGACCTCGGTGTCGCCACCGTCGAAGCCGAACTCGGGAAGGTCTTCCTCGGACGTGTGTCCGGTGGACTCCCAGTTGGCGACCGGCCAGGACGCGGGGTTCTCCGGGTTCAGGGTCTTGAGCTGCGCGGGGGTCGGCGCGGGGGTGCCCACCGGGGCGGTGTACACGTATCCGACCGCAGCGAGCAATACGGCATCGTCGTTCTGTGCCATGTGCTTCTCTCGGGGTTAGTTGGGAGGGCGGATACCGAGCCGGATCAGGCCCTGGATGCGCCAGGAAGATTGGGATAGGGAGCTGAACTGCGTCGCACCCATCGGTTCACCGATCGAGTGGATGTAGCCGGCGGGTGTCAGCGTCTGCTTGCGCCGCGCGTCGTACAGCACCTCCAGTGCGTCCTCGTACAGCTGCTCGGTCTTCGGCAGGCTCTCGTTCCCGTATGCGGTCAGCTCGATCACGGGGAACGACAGCTTCTTCGGTCCGCCGGCATACCGGGGACCGCCCAGTCGCCGGACGTTGAGCATCGGCAGGTGTTTGTAGTCGATGTCCTCGATCCAGGACCCGACCTTGGTGTTCTCCAGGCCGGGAAGGATGCTGATCGGGTCGTCGGTGTCCGTGTGACCGCGGAGGAGCGGCAGCACGATCGCCTGTACGCGGGGGATCGCTGACATCGGCTACCTCTTCCCGCGCTTCAGGCCGGACGAGGAGTGCGCCAGGCGGGCGAATCCCGCGGCACCGGTGAGGATGTACAGACCGGCCGGGGCCCGGGTGTCGGTGCCCTCGAACACGCCCGAGGGGGCGTGGCCAAACTCGATGGCCTCGGGGCCGGGGGCCTCCAGATTGGCGAACGCGTCGACGGAGCCCTGGGTGACCGTGATCCGGGTCAGGTGGTCCGGACCGTAGATCTTGTGCCAGCGCGTGGACGCGCGGACCTGGGCCAGGTTGGATTCGGCGCGGCGGCCGATCTGCTTGGCCTCGTCGTGGATCGCGTCCCGGACCCCGGGCATGTGGGCGATCACCTTGTTCAAGCCAGAGCGGCCGTAGTAGAGGTGTGCCACGTCAGTACCGCCGCAGCAGGTAGTCGATGTGCGCGGTCCGGCGCGACCCGTTGAAGCGGTAGGGGTCGCCGAAGATCGTCCAGCGCTTGCCGCGCCACTCGATCTCGGACTGGGCGCCGAGCTCGCCGAGCAGCTCGTCCAGCTTCCGGGGGAACCGCAGCTTGTACATCTGCTCGGACTCGAAGCCCTCGTTGTCCTGCTCAGCGCGCCGCGCCGAGGTGCCGGACATCGACGCCGGCTGGAAACGACCGACCACGGGGCCGTAGCCCGGGATGGTCGAGATGCCGACGGCCGCGGGCCGGGTGATTAGGTTGCCGTCCTCGTCCCGGGCCGTCTCCTCGGGGAACACCGTGCAGGGCTCGTAGTTGGCCCTGTCTTCGAGCAGGCTCACAGGACGTCGTTCCAGAACAACGGGGAGCTCTGCTGCCAGACGACCCACTCGGGCGTCCCGTACGCAGGCATCTCCGATCCGGCCCGCTCGAACGGGGTCTTGGCCCGGACGTCGAACGCAGACACGCCGGACGTCAGCCCGAGCAGCGCCCACTCCTGGTCAGTGAACTGGATCGCGCCGGTGTTCAGCCGCCAGTTCAGCTGGTAGCTGTAGTTGCCGTCGGTCTCGCCGATGTAGCCGTCGGGGTTGCGGACCAGGCGTGCAACTGCGCTGGCCTCCACCCGGATGACCTTCGCCAGGTAGGCGGCGTCGGCCGCGATACGGTCCTCCAGATCGGGGATCCGCTCCAGGAGGTCCTGCTCGGCGTCGTCGAGGAGCGCCTCGACTTGCGTGGTCTCGTCGGCCGTCAGGGTGCGGCCGAGCCGGGCGGCTACGTCGCTGGCTTGAGCGTGTGCCACGTTGCCTCCTCCGGGCTAGGTAGAACGCGCGGTAGGGGACCTCCGAAGAAGCCCCCTACGTTGCATGTCAAGTTAGGGTCACGGAGTCGGGTCGACGTCGTCGATGAACTTGACGAAGCCCTGCTTGTCACCCAGCACCCAGCCGAAGGTGACCTCGATCAGGATGGCGATCTGGTTGGTCTGCCACATCGAGATGGTCTGCGGGGTCGGGCTGGTGTCGTCGGTCAGCGTTGCGGTGTCGCTCATCTTCACGCGGATCTGGTCGGCGAAGCCGTAGCGCAGCTGCGAGAAGTCACCACCGATGACACGGACCTTAGAGTCAGTCGCGGCACCCAGGTCTCCACCGACCGCACGGCCGAACTGAGCGGGCAGGCCCAGCACATCACCCATGTTGGCAGCCAGGTTAATCCGAGCCGGGTCGATGTTGCCGTTGGCGTCGCGATAGGCGCCTTCGCGCAGCAGGTGCGCCCGGAACCGGGGGTCAACCGCCCAGCCGTTGAACTCGAAGCTGGAGTCGGCGGCCACCAAGTCGTAACCGTCCAGCAGACGGTCGTACAGGGAGTCGGTGCCGGTCTGCAGGTAGTTCTCGTTCGTGGTGTTGGCGATGACGTTGGTGGTGTCGATGCCCTGGAGAGCGGAGCCCGTCAGCGGGGACTTGCCGTGGAACACAGCCAAGTCGATACCGCGGCCGATGGCGTAGGCCAGATCACCCTGCAGCTGGGTGTACAGGCCCTGGGGGTTCGATCGAGCGAACTCCTCCGACACGGTGACGATGGTCGCCAGCTTGATCGGAGAGAACGCCTTGGTGGCCCACGCAGTGCCGCTGAGTGGCTTCCGGCCACCCTCTCGCTGCTCATTCGAGGTACCGGCGCCGACCTGGCCCACCTCGGGGCGCTTGGTCGTGGTGGGGATCACGGTCTCGCCGTAGGTGACCGGGATCTGCTGGCCGAGCCGCAGGACGAGCGAGCTCTCCTGGGCCTGGTCGAAGATGGGCCCGACCAGGGTCTTGGGCAGAAGGTCGGAAGGGACGTGGGCCAAACGGCCCTGGTGGTTGGTCCCGACGGTATTCGGGGACAGCTCGTTCAGGGTTGCCACAGGGGCTCCTTACTTGCCTAGTTGTGATTGGAGGAGCGCGGCGAACTGCGCCGCGGGATCGTTGGCGGGGGCACCTGACCCCTGGCCTTGGGAGCGATCGACCGCGGGAGCGGGGCCGCTGGGGATGCCGAACATCGACTTGAGCGCGTCGGCGTGAGCCGCTAGCGCGTCGTCGGAGTCGCCTTGCAACGTGTTGGCGAACGTGAACAGGTGCTCGGGGTTGGGCACCAGCGCCTTGACGGCGGTGGCCAACTTGTCGAAATCGGACTGGACCGCGGTGTGGGATCCGGCCGCCTGGGCCTTCTCTGCGGTCAGCGTCGCGACCTGTTCCTGCAGCGCGTCGCGTTCCTCCTTGACGGCCTTCAGCTCGACGCGCTTCTGCGCGGCTTCGGCGTTGGCGCTGGAGATCTGCTGACGCGCCCAGTCGGGTAGCTCGGCGGGCCCGCTCTTGGGAGCGGGCGCCGCGGGGGCGGCCGGGGCCGTGGGGGCTGCGGGCGTCTCAGCAGGGGTGACGTGTTCGGTCATCGGGATTGCCTCCTGGGCATGGGTCGGGGACCGCTCCTGGCGGTCGTCCGGGGGTTTGGCGGGCTATGCGGCGAGTGCCGCGAATTCAGAGGGGTTTATCTCGCCCCGCTCCAGGCGGCGGCGAAGTGCGTTGATGGCCAGCTCGTTGCGGGTGAACGGCTGCCCCTTCTTCTTGCCGGCGCGGTGGACGAGGCCTTCGTCCTCCAGCGCGATGGCTTCCTTGGTGGCTTCGTTCCACAGCTCCAGGGCGCGGTCGGCGGCTTCCTTGCCGAACCAGTTCTCCTGGGCCTTGAAGACCGGGATGACCTTGCAGTCACAGCCGGTGTGCCACTGCTCCATGTGCTCCGAGATGTCCTCGAAGTACGTCTCGAGGTCGTTGTTCTGGAAGAGCTCCAGCGCGTGTTCCTCGTCGAGGTCGATGCCCGCGGTCTCCGGCAGCACGTAGGTGGGGCCGCGGGAGATGAGCATCAGGCACCAGGCGCAGGTCTCCCGGCCGGTGGCGACGCGGGCCCAGCCCCGAAGGACCTGGGGGTCGTTGTCGACGGCGTGGATGATCTGCTGGCGTCCGGCGTTCTCGACCTCGCGCACCACTCGCAGGGTGAGCAGGGTCTGCGCGTCCTGCGGGGAGTCCGCCTGGGACATCCGCCGCCGGGCCGGCTCCATGTTCTCGACGAACACCTCGAACGTCGTGCCCTCCAGGGGCCGGTCGTTCCGGGGCAGGTCGGGGTAGTTCAGTCGCCGCTGGTCGTCGTAGAACCGGCGCCCCAGCGCCGCGGCCTCGTCGCGCCGCCGCTGGACCTCTGGAAACAGCAGGTTCAGGAAGCGGAGCCATTCGGCCACCGTGAGGGCGGGGCGGGCGAAGAACTGCGTGAACGACTGGACGTATCGAGCGATGCCGGCGGAGATGATCAGCTGCTGGGCTGCGTACTCCTCCGGCGTCACGCCGCGGTCTTCGTCTCGGTCTTGGACTCGGTGACCGTCGGCTTCGGCTGGGCGTCAGCCTGCGCCTTCGTCGTGGAGTACAGGGTGTCGATCATGTCCTCGGTCTCCTGCTTGTCCCACTCGCGCATCTGGTCGCGCTGAGTGGACGTGTAGCCGAGGTCGATCCGGGTCTGCTCCTTCGGAACAGGGCCCTGGCCGTTGGCGTAGAGCTTCGCGGCGGCGTCCGCCTTGGCGGCGGCCGTCGGCGTCGACGGGTCGCGCCACACGGTCTCCAGGCGGCGCCACGAAGCGGGCACGGGCTGGTTCATCACCTTCTTGGCGATGCGCATCGCGCGCTCCCACGAGCCGCCGAACATCCGTGCCTTGCGTTCGGCCGTCCGGACCAGCCGCGAGTCGGTCGCGATGATCGCTTCGGCCGAGGCGGGGTTATCCGAGGAGAACGACAGGTACTGCGGTGGCAGACCTGTGAGGGAGGCGACTTCCTTCTTCAGCGCGTCGAGCTCGTCGGTGAAGTTCCGAAGCTCAGCGGCTGTGAACTCGAAGGTCTTGGCGACGTCGCTGGCTACTGCAAGGATCCGGCCGTAGTAGATGTCCGCGGTGGTGTTCTCACCGTCGTTGGTGAGCTCCTCCTTGGTGACTCCGAAGAAACCGCGCAGCGGAGTTCCGATCAGCTCGGAGGCCGCTTGCAGGTTCATCAGCGTGCGGCTGCCGGCGTCGGTCAGCTTGCGGAGCTCGGGTGTGATCTCGGAGCGGCCGTAGCGGTTGGACAGACGGCCGTCGTTCGTCAGAGGCACCACCGGTACGACGCCGAGGTTGTGATCGACGGGATCGCCGTCCGTGACCCACTGCGAGTTCAATCCGCCGTCGCGCGCCAGGTAGACAGTCTGGTTCGGGAGGTAGAGCGTGGCCTTGTCAGCGACGGCCGAGTCCGCGGCGGTCTTGTACAGACGCACGGCGCGCGTGACGCGCCGAGTCCGCGGGTCGATCTCGGCGTACATGTACAGCGGCGACTCCACCCGGATCAGCGGGACGTCGGGGTCGTCTTCGTCGTCGAACGGACGGCTGATGGTGATGTACGAGCGGCCGAACGTGAACGCGTCGTCGTGGCCGAGGGTGGACTCCTCGTCCAGGCTGTTCGCCTGCCACCAGTCCCAGAGCTCCTCGATCCCCTCGGACTCCTCGGCGATCCGGAAGCCCTCGATGTCGAGCCGGTCGGAGAGGGCACGGAGGTAGATCGCCGGCCAGCCGGGCGTGGTCTCCAGGTAGCGCATCTCGGGCGGAGCCCCGATGCCGATGGTCCGGAGTCGGTGCTCGCCGTTGCGGTAGTTCTGGGAGGCCAGCAGGTTGGGGAGGTCGGTGGACAGGATGCCGGACAGGTGCTCGACGTGCTCCTCGAACGAGGTCACTTCAGAACTCCCACGCCTCGACCGGTGTTCCGGTTGCTCATCAAGAACTCCTGTCGGGAACCCCACGCGAGCACCGCGGTGACAGCCGCGTCGATCTTGCGCTTGGACTCTTTGCCAGGCTTTCGGATCGAGATGGCGTCGTACACGGTCGGATGCTGGTGGGCGTTGGTAATATGGGCTTTGAGCACGGGGTTTCCGTCGTGCAGCACGTCGCGGTTCAGGACCGCGTCCCGGAATCGCTCGCAATCGAGCGCAAACTTCTTTTGCTGGCCGCGCATGTCGAAGGCGACCGGGTTGCCGGGAGAGGCGTTGACCTTGAGCTTGCGACGGAAGTCGCGGCCCCACTGGTCGACGTAGGCCTCGAACTCCTTCACGTCCGCGCGCATCCCGACGACGTCGTACTTCTCGAACGTCGATCGGACGTAGGCGTCGACGTCCTCGCGCGGGATCCGCTCGCGCTCGTAGTTCGCGGGGACCCAGGTCTTGATCAGGAACAGCGCGCCGTCGTCGACGCGGCAGGCCGTCAGGGCCGTGTGGTCGTTGGAGATCGAGCCGTCGAAGCCGAGCGTGATCCGGTCGTTCTTGGCCAGCGGGCGCGGCGGGTTCTCGTGGTCGTAGTTCGCGTCCCACTCGTGCGGGGCGATCCACGACTCCTCGGCCGCGTTGACCTGGTTCAGGAACTTGCGGCGGGACTCGATGATGTCGTTCTTCGCCGTCAGGACCGACATCAGGATGTCGTCGAGCGGGAGCCAGACCGAGTCGCCGCGGGCGATCTCCAGGCCGCGGAGCAGCTGGGCGACGCCGGCCTCGTAGCCTTCCGGGTCCTCGGTCGGGAACGGGATCTCGGACACCGGGGTGTCCGCGGGTGCTTCGAGCGCGTCGTAGAAGATGCCGGTGTCGATGACCTCACCGGCCAGGACGTCCTGCCAGTTCTGGTAGGACTTCTCGGCGACGGTGTCGTCACCGGGACGGTGGGCGTTGCAGATCGACAGCGTTCGGGCGCCGTCGACCTTGGTCATGTTGCCTTCGATGACCTCGGCCATCTGGTGGCCGTCGTTCACCTCTCCGCCTGGACCGACTCCCCACCACTGCGTCTCGTTCTGGACGACGAAGGTGGGGCGGTTGCCCTCCATCGAGGCGGGCGACGACGTCGCGGCTTCCAGCCGGCCGCCGATCTCGGAGTAGATGATGAATCGGTTGACGGACAGGCCGTACTCGGCCTTGAGCCGCTTCGAGATCATTATCGGGAACAGCGAGAACGTGTTCTTCGTCTGGTCCTGCGAGACCGCGGCGATCGTCACCCAGGCCGCGTGGCGCGGCTTGCCGACGGGGTTACCTTCGGCGTCGAAGTGCGAGAAGGCGACGGGCCCGGAAAGCTCGGCCAAGGCCAACGCGGCCACGAGCGGGTCTTTGCCCCAGCCCTTCATCCGGCGGAGCGTGCCTTCGCGGTAGGCGTACTTGCCGTTCTCGTCGACGGCGTACCACCAGACGATGAACCGCGCCTGTTCCAGCGTCGGCATGAACGGGCCGTTGCCGTCGGGGGAGTTGACGTACTCAGCGAGCCACGAGATCACGCCCCAGCCGAGGGTCCTCTCGGGCAGGAACCACGAGCCGTCCTCGTACTGGCGCCAGGTCGGGCCGGTGATGTGGCTGGGGGCGGGGAGCAGAGTCTCCGGGTAGTGGACCGGCATCCCCACCTCCTTCGGTCAGGCCATCCAGAACAGGGCGGTCACGGCGACCCACGCGCGGTGGCGGAAGGACTTCTTGTGGACCTCCCAGAGCCGCGGGTCGTGGGCGCCGCACCAGCGGCACTTCTCGACGTTGTATGTCAAGTTCAGCTCCTCAAAAAGGCCACGGCGGGGTAGATGTTGTAGCCGTGCGCGGTGCCGGTGAAGAACCGGATCGCGTCCGCGATAGCGCGGAACATCGCGGGGATCTCGGTGAACGGGTTGAAGCCCAGCTCCTTGAGCTGCGAGAAGATCGAGTTCTCGCCGGAGTACCAGCCGGTGGCTAGCATGACGATCTTGGCGATGGCGATCTTGTACTCGTCGGTCTGGTCGTCGCGGATCGCGGCGTACATGTCGTTGTCGTGCGCGTAGTCGCGGACCTCGAACGGCATGTGCTCCAGGTCTTCGAGCCGGTCGTCCAGGATGCCGTGGGTGTTCGGCGCGGCGAGCGGGTGGATCCACTCGTCGAACGCGGCGATACCCTGCTGGCGCATCGGGTTGCCCCAGAAGACGACCTTCTTGATCCGGCCGAGGAACCGGTGCAGGCGGCCCTTCGGGTTGATGATCTCGTGCTTCAGCACGTAGGCCACCACCACGGCGCCCTGCGAGTAGCCAGCCAGTGCGGCGTCCGAGTCGTCGGCGCCGAGCTTCGCCTCCAGCTGCTTAACCAGCTCCTCGACGCCTTGCATGATCGAGGTCCACATCGGGAACGCGGACGCCGGGTAGTTGCCGATCGGCTGCCAGCGGTAGAGGTCGAGTACCAGGCGCGCGGTGTCCGCGGGCAGACCGGGCCCGAGCGGGTCGGGCTGGCCGGTGCCGTGGACCGTGAACAGCCACGGCCGCCGGCGGCCCAGCCGATCACGCTGGACCCCGTGTAATAGAAGAGGTTGTACAGCGAGGACGCCTGGGCCTTGCCGTCGCCCGCGGCGGCACCGACCCAGCCCGAGGCGATGGCGTGCGCGCCGAAGAATCCCGCGGTGGCGATCACCAAGCCGATCAGGACCAGGACGACGTTTCCGGCCAGGGTGATCGCGACGCCGGCGATCATGGTGGCGATCGAGCCGAGCAGCACGGGCTTGCGGCCGAATCGGGTGGCCTCGGCGCCGGCCCTGGCCGAGGCCCAGGTGCCGGACAGGTAG